CTTGACTGTAGCTTGTACACAGCCTCTCATGTAAAGATTGCAGCTCATACTCTCGGTAAAAAGCCCAAACAAGCGTAATGACATCACATGGTGTCACATGGGTACCTTTTCCAACATTTCTGTTGGACAGGAAACCTTACGCCGGGGTAAAAGCCGGAGCATGAACAATGCTAAGCATTGAATCAAAACAGAAATGCAGAGTTTTAAACTTACATAAAGTAAGATACTATCGACTACACCAATAGTATTTTATTGTAATTTGTATCTAGTTTACATCTAGCTACTTCGTTCACCCGAGTAGTGGGTTATGAGGATCCACTCATAGTCGTTTTTGTTTCAATAAGAGGGATGTCTACCCTCCGCTATCTCCAACTAAGGAGAAGCAGTGGCTGTTGGAGTTGCATAGCAGTAAAGTAGGGGAGCATTTAGAAAATACAAGAATTGCATATCCACTCCTGCTGCTTTATATACCTCCACACGCGTGTATTGTGAAGAGGTGGTGTTTGATCCATGGCCAAAAATGGCGATTTGCACTTGCTTATAAGAATAATCAAGAGCACCAGATACTGACCACCGACACGAAGAATATGTAGGTTCAAAGTTTACACCAGAACAATCAGGCATGTTAAAAACTGTACCTTGACGTGTGACCTGAGAACTTAAAATGGCACCTCCACTGGTATTATAAACATTATCAACCTCAGACATAGCTTGACCTAAACCAGGTGTTCCGGTCAAATTAGTAACAGCCCATGCATCTTCTCCATTTTTCTCAGGAATACGCATAGCGCGAACTACTGTCGGGCCGTTACCAGTAGTATTAACCAAAATATTGGTTGAACCTCGAAGTCCTAAGAAACATTGAGAAATATAAGTAAGAGGATGTTGTCCCATAAACAAATATTTCTTAGTGGTTGTATTATCCAATGTTCCATTAGCCTGGGTATAACCTGTAGTATCGTAACCTCTAAAATACGGCATACGCTTAAACGTACGAGTAATGATAGTTGGTGTAGTGTACGCAGTAGTGTTACGGTAAACCTCACATAATGTATACCGATGAATAATCTGACGCAAACTGCGTACAGGTTCACCAAAATTAACCCTATAGATATCAGGAAAATTATTTTCAGTTTCAGCGATGGATACTTCTTCAGACTGAGGTGCCAAAATTGACATCTCAGAGGGAGGATTAACTGGATTGGCAAATTCTAGATTCTCAGCACCTCGCACAAAGACAAGGATTTTAACTGTTGATGTGTCTACTGGAGCAGTTAGGCCATTCAATACAGTTACTGAGAACATGCCATTGTATGTACCTACAGTGTTAATTGAAATGGGCCATGATGTACCAGAATTAGGTAACACATATGAAGCTGTAGATCCTTTATCTTGCCGAGCTGTTTGTAAAAATGTACTAGCTTGAGCATAAGGAATCCGCATCTCTACTTCTTGTGTTTCAGAAATATCAACAACTTGAGAAAAAGCAATGGTTGATGGGTCAGATGTATTATTCAGATTGTTAGTAGAATCACCAGCAGGATCGAAAGCAATTAGTAATCGACCTCTGTGATAAGGTGATGCAACCACACGAAACCGGAATATAATATCCCCACGCCAGTGCGTGAATAGCTGAGACAAAAATCCCATAGGCGTTGGATAGCATACTGAATATGCATTAACAACCCCACCAGCTGATGTGTTTGTCTTTCTCCAAAGACACGGTGAAGGGGCACCCTGAATGAGTGTTGATCCAACTGTCGTAGAAGTTGACCATGATGCTTGTAGAAGGTAAGATTCTCTTTGTACGAATTTCGAGATAACTAATGGGTCCTCGGGATCACAACCAGCAATGCGTGGATCAATAGACAGTTCTGTTTTGGGATCCAAAGTTAATTTCTCTACTGGAAACCCAACTTCGCTCGAAGCAATAGCAGGTCCTGCCATAGGAGCAACTGGACGATAATTCTCAACCACGGGTGTATTAGTAAATCCAAAAATTGAAGCTATCTTACCCAGAGCTCTCATACCAAAAGACGTAGCCAATGCATACGGACCAATAACTGGGACTGTGCTCAAACATTCTGCAGCATCAGCTAGTGCATGAGCTGGTCGTGACACTGGTCCTACACCATACTCATCACTTTGAAGTGCAAGAGCACAAGTGGTGCCAGACAGTTCAACATCCTCCATCCAAGCATATAAAGTAATATAACACTTAGAAGTAGTGGCTCCATTAGCTGATTGTAGCGCTGTATACAAGTACAGATCTATTGTACCAAAATTCTGAGCATCGGTATTTGAATTTAACTCAAGCCAATTTTTCGGATAGAAAAACGGTAATGTCATTTCACCACCAGCATTAGTAGCGGGAATAATATCAACATGATGGCGTTGAGATATGGACACTAAATGAGCATCATTCGAACTTGATGTAAAATTAGTTGGACACAAATTTGTCAAGGGCTGATATGCCGCAACAGCATGACCATACAAAAATGGAGACGCATTAACCACAAACTTAACCTTAAGTTTGCCTCGGATAAATGCAAAATTTTGCAATTTCCGGGAGATAGGAGTACTCGATAAAAATAAGCTCCATGGCTGAAACGATTGTTTACTATATGCAGCATCGGATTGCGCCCATGCATAAGAGCCTATTTTAACTGGACGACTTAGAAAATTACCCAAGTCGATGGTTGAGGTCCTATCATGGGAGTTTGATAATGATGGAATTTCACAACTATCTTGAGGATTAGAATCCATGAAGGTCATCTGTTGATGATGATCAACATTTTCTTGGTGAGTATCTACAATAGGTGTAGCCATCTCTTCCTCAGATTGTAATGAAAGGTGGGTATCCTCCCACCATAGGTCTTCTTTAACAAAAGAAGCCAAATTTAAATCAGTAATTTTGTTTGGTTAAATACTACTCATTAGGGTAACCTTGTCCTAATAAGCGTGCTCTGTTTTTCCGATCTGAAACCTAAAACGATCTCGGCTAAATAACCGGCTTTGGGTCATCCCCTAGGTGTCAATACAAACAATCTCCACACTTATTTCTATAAGGTAGTGCAATCACCTTCTAAGAAATACAGTAACTAGATTGTAGGTGCGAATTCGTTTTACATCTGTTCGCTAAAGATGGTTTTTAACGGGATAACTACCCGGAAACCTACTCGAAAGTAGGTTCTTCCTCACTAACTGCAAAACTGAAACACTCTTCCTCATTATCCCCACGGACAAAGGGGAGGTCTGATGCTTCATAGAAAGCGTTAGCGAGGTTATCCCAGGAAGGGAAAGTACTCTTTGTAACATACAAACTCAATTTTGCCGAGCTAGCGAATTGCATGCACATTTTCCGTTTCTCTTCAAATATTTCTTTCCCATACCAAAAATATTCACGCACCACAGTAGCTAAAACAGCTACATTTTGTGCTTCTTCACAAATAGTCTTGGATGGGATTGTCATAATTAACATCTTAGCAATTGATGCTTCTTCGATAGGACACACATAGTATCCAAGATCTTCATCAAATCGCCAAGTTCGTTTTAAAAATGACACATCATCAATAGAAATATATGGGATGCTTTCGGCAGTTTTATCTGCCATGGTGTAAATAACACCAATTTCAGCAAGTTTGTTAGCTAATGTGGTGTGTGTAAACCATGGGATGTCTTTAGAACATCCCATTGCATTGTCATCACCATATGTCATCAACTTAACATGCTGTTTGAAATCAGCAGCAGTATTCTTACCACTGAGTTCAGCATATGCGTATCGCACATAAAGACAGTTAACTATACCATTGATAATAACTGTTAACGGGTGTCCAGATGGATTAGATCCGTTAACAGTTATTATCAATGGTATAGTTAACTGTCTTTATGTGCG